TCAGGCTTGGGCTTGGGGATGATGAGCGGGTCAAGCATTGCAGCACCCCAACTGGTAACTGCGCAACTCTCAATGACTTTCTCAACCGCATCGCTCACCTCTTGCTTAAAGGCTTCGTGCTGTTCGATGGCGCGGCATAGTGCTTCTTGCGCGCTATAATGACGTTTGATGGTTTCGTGGATTGGATGGCCCTCCCTTTCAATCTCCACCTCATTCAGCAGCTCCAAGGCTTTTTCTTCAATGTCTGTCATTTGCTTTGCCCCCTTCTGCCCGGCGCTCAGCAAACGTCTTACCGTCAACACCTCGCAGCGGCCAAGCCGATTGAGGCGACACACGATGGTTACGACCCATCGGCGCAGCTGTGCGTATGTTGAGGTCGATAATGTTCTTTGCTTTTTCCATTTCAGTTCTCCAGTTATCTCACTTGACCTTAGGGCGAGCGATTATGGTTTGAGCTACACCGTCACGCTCCTCATGAGCCTTGACTGTAGCCACTACGGTTATAGTAACGTTCTCTGTGAAAGCGTTGCTACCTTTATAAATAACAACATTACCTTTTTCATCTTTACAGATGTTGATGTAGGTGGTGCCGTACATGCCGTCGAAGCTCAATTGCTTCTCGCAAATCAAAGTGAACTCACGCCGGGTGTTGATTATACCGACGTGTTTACTGTTGTTACGCTCGTCTTCTATTTTATTAAGACGGCGCACGGCACGTTCGTGCAGTTTCTCTTGAGCACGTTGGAAGCTCTTACGGACAGCGTTGGTCTGGTTGTCAGTCAAAGCACCCCATTCATTAATGGATTCACGCATGTTATCCATAAAGTCGCCGGTGGCGTAGAATGACAACGGGTGAGACACACGTTTACATGAGCATTGGTAGTCTTTACCATCCACTACGCAGCAATGTTCCGGATACTGGTCTTCCCACTGGCTACAGCGGGGATCAAGATCCCACGCTTGAGCGTAGTCACCTTCGCTGAAAAGCCAGTCATGTAGATTCTTAGCATCTTCATGATTTTCCATCCAACGTTTCCGGGCACCCTTGCGGCGATTTATATCGATACGGGTGTGGGCTGCGTTGATGTACGCGTCTTCGTTCTCTACATGATCAGGAACGTCGATGGTGGGATAGTAAGGTGTACGTGTCATTTTCAAATCTCCAGTTCTACGTTATGAAACCCTTATAGGCTCATTCCACGTGGAAAGAAAAGCCTAAAAACGCTTTAACCTAAAAATAATTTTCAAACGCTATACTTTCCTCCACTTGCGGAGCTCAAAACAGCCTCGTCAACCTGAACATAATGGGTTGCGCGGCCCACCGCCTTCTCAAGATGGATCACCTCAAGCACGCCATCATCAATCATTGACGACATTGCTCTCTCCTTACGCTCTTGGCTGGCCTTTACCCCACCCTGAGCAACCGGCAGACGCTCATAATGAGAACGGCTCTTGCGCGGTTGAGTGCGCACCAACTCAATAAGGTCACGACATATGCGCTCCCAATTATCGTTTTCGCGTTGTTCCTTCTGCTCTTCTTTGAACTGAGCACGTTCACCATGCTTGAGCGGACGAGCCACAGCGTGATTGAACCAGATGTCTTTGTCGTAACCCAGAACGTCTTTGTGTGTCTCTTTATTGTTGATAAGCTCGAACACCATCTCTGGGAATTCGGTCGGGAAGCGAACCTTTGTCGCCTTTAGAATGCGAGGTGCGTCGTGCTCCTCACCATCCTTGAACACGGTGTAGACACCTTGGGCGTCGCCAGTCCAAGCCGAAGCACCACGAGGACCCAGATACTCGGAGTCACCTGACCCCAACATCTTAGCCGTGTGGCTCACGATGATGATCGGGAAGGCGGAGAAGGACTGCTTAACGTAAGCCATAGCCCGACCTACTTCCGCGTTGTCGTTTTCGTTTTCAAGATCGAACACTGCGTTCGCTGTATCAAAAACCACCAGAGGAAGCGCGTTATATATTGTACCATCTGCTTTTTCATTTTCAACCGTCCAATCCTTATATTCGTCAGCAACCTGAGACACGACCTTTGGGTCTAGCCGGTGAGCACTGATGACGCGGACACGTTCATCAAAGTCGCTGGCTCGCATCCCGGTGAAGCCCCAAGAGTGTAACGAGTAGATGACCCGTTGAACCTGCACCACAGACTCGGTGATGATGATCACGTTGCGGCGGACAGAAGGCTTCAGCTCATAATCGACCGGGCAGAGGTGGGCCGTAGCTAGAGCCATCGGCACGATGAGGGTGGTCTTACCGACGCCCGGTGCACCCGCAACCACGTTGACCCCAGTGGACATGAAGTCATCAAATATGTATTCAAAGACTGTAACCTCACCCGCCCCACTCCGTAAAGACTTCTTGAGGCTGAGAGGATGCTCGTCAGGGTTCTCTACCGGGCTGCGGGTTACATCGTTCCCGTTACCTGACCACCCGTTGTCAATCGCCATACGGAATATCGATCGGTATGTGATTGAGTGGGGGGTATCAATGTCGCGTTCCCACTTACGGCGCTGAGCAGCGGCATCAAACTTATCGCTGTTGTCCGACCACTCCGTCCATATCTTGTAGCCGTTCTCACCATAAGGTTTGAGCACCATACCGACGTTGACCCATGTGGTGTAGTCGTCAGCATCAACGAACTTGAGAGCAGAGCGCAGGTCATCAAATGTTTGAGCTGTGGCTACCGGAACCCCACCGCGCTCAGTCAGGCTGTAGTTAACAGGCGCACGAGCCTTGCTCGCGATTAAAGAAGGTAGCGGACTAGGTTGAGCCGGTTTACTAATTGATAGCGGTGAGCGGCCTGACTCCCATCTGTATACCCCGGTTGAGCCTAATGTTGGTGCTACGCAGATGTAACCATGGTGCTTTAAGTCCAGACCCTTCCCTAACGTGCCGGGGTATGTCATGTCTGGGTCGGCTTTGAACAAGCGGTGTTCGCCCCCACCTTGAGTTATAGCTGTGCAGTCTGAGTGGAGCACACCGTGTTCAGCTTCAAGTGCGGCTAGGGAGTCATCACCGCCATTCTGCGGGTCAATGTCCAGAGCCAGCAGACCTGAGTCCGCAAGACTTATACCGATACCCGCGTCAGGGTCAACAGCCCACCAATCTTTGATGAGCTTCTCATCTACCGTCGCATCTTGATGCCCATGGGGTGCAAGGTCGGCTTGTGGGTGCTTACCGGGTTTGTGACCTTTTTCGTTATTAGGTCGGCCACAACGACACTGGCCGTGTTCATCAACAGACCAAACGGGCAGCACATGCCACCCCATCTTTGCGTAAGCGAGCGCGTAATCAAGAGTGGTCGGAGCTTTATCTACAGCCCAAACATGTTTACCACCTGTGGTCACGACTCCTCCGATTTATAGGTTTTTGCCAGCATCAGCTGTCTCCGGTTATACGTTATGTGGGTCGGCATTATCGGGCTATTGTTTTGAAAAGGCAAGCCCCCGCGTAAAAATATTTTTCCACCCCACTTGCCTTCTGGATTGAAATGACCCAGAATGCGTAAGCGATCATTTCGCAATAACTGATAACTTGGGAGAACCCCGTGTATAGACTTGAAGACCTTTACGTCATTTTCAGACAAGAGCCGACTGCCGAAGGTAAGGTAGAGCTTCTGCGCGACTGGCAGCAGTCCCGCTATCCCTTCCGTATCAATTGGAACCGCTTGATACGAATCTGGTCTAGACGCAAATGAGGAAGATCAGCGACGCTGAAAAGAAGCGTTATGAAGAAAGTGACCGGCTGCTGGCACGGTACAAGGTCAAACGTAAAGAGTGGTTCAAGTCCACAGTTGACGAGTGTGTCCGTCCCGACGAGATGATGCGTATGTTGCGTTACATCAAGGATATGCCCCCAGCAGCAGAGCGTGACTTCATCTCCCGGCTGTCAGGTCTGCGGTGGTTGTTGGATAGCGAACCGGATGTGCGCCTCGTCGTGCTGCGAGTTATCGCCAAGAGGGTGGACAAGTTGTACGGAGAGCTAGATGACCCACTTCCACCGGGTACCAACATGTTCTTTGAAGCTAAGAGAATCCTAGCTGTTCGTTAGTTGGGCGAAATTATTTTTGGGTGCAAGCGTTTTTTCACTTTACTTCCACGTGGAATGAAACTAGAGAGGGTTTCATAACTTGATAACTGGAGACTTGAAATGACTGACCTAGACGAATTGCTCGCCGAATTCAAAGCACTGACTGTTGAGATCTCGCTTGACGATCTTAACCCAGCCCAGCGCCGTGTAGCCGACCGTATGATTAGCTCGATAACTTTTCTGGACTACGAAATCAAGAAGCTGTCGGTTACGCGTTTCGATAACAGTAAGCATGTCACGCTGTATGTCGAGAGCGGTCTGCCAAACGACGAGGGCACCATGGCCTCGATCTTCGGACGTCTTGAGCGCCACGTTCAAATCGGCTCACGCGGTGGTGTAAAGAACCTAAGCCGTTAATTTTATAACTGGAGAACTGAAATGACACAGACACAAGAATTTCTAAATGGTTGGACCGCCGCAGAGCGAGATAAGGTTGAAAGTAACGTTAAGCGTCACACCTTTCCATCGTACCGCACAGCCGATTTTGTCGACGGCTATAGATCTTTTTGGGATAACATTGAAATGACACTGAGTGATGAAATTCGCAATGACATGGCTGTTAAGGGTTATGTGTATCGACGCGATCTAAGAAATTATCCACCGCAAAATGGTATGCGTCAGTTGTGCCGCGACCTTAGGGGTGAGGATATCAGCAAACTGATTTTTGACACAGACGCTTATCAAGCACATGGTAACAAAATCTGAGCTTAAACCGGTGGGGGTTTCGGCCCCCACAAATCTTATAACTGGAGAACTGAAATGAATAATGATCGTCGTAAAGAAATCAACAAGGCTATCGGGCTACTGCAAGAGGCTCTCAGCATACTTGAGACCGCTCGTGATGAAGAGGGTTACACTTTTGAAAACATGCCTGAGAACCTGCAGAACAGTGAACGTGGGCAGCAGACTGAAGAAGCCTACAACCAGCTTGAGGAAGCATGTTGCAACCTTGAGGAAGTCATCACCAGCTCTGAATTCGCAGCTCAGTAAGGAGGCTTGAAATGTTGTTTGACCTTGAACCATATCTACCATTCGAAGCATTCGTAATGATCTGCATATTCATCCTCGGCGCTGTTGTGTGCTGGGGCGAAAATAAGAACGGAGGGAAGTAACATGAAGCTATATCGCACACCGACCGGTCATTGGGCTGGCACTAAGGACGAAGCAATCACCATCGCTAAGGTGCACGACACCACTTACGAGCAGTATGATGTGCCTTACGACAAAGCAGGTCTGCTCGCATTCCTGAATGGTTTTAAGGTCGGCGCTACACCGGCTGCAAATAGCCCGGTAGATGACGAACCTTTCGTGATAGTCAGGACGCCGGTCTTTGTCAAGCCATCTGAGGTTACACGCTCATCACCACAGAAGATACAAGACCGTATGGAGCTTGAGGATGCTATCTTAGCGGCTCCGTTAGACACTGCTGTGGCTCTTGCTGAGTTGGTTATGTGTCGCATTCGTGACTTTACTAAGGGGAAGTAACTTTCCCCTTTTCAAACCAGAATTACACCCCTATAGATACACAGATAACTTGATAACTGGAGAATTGAAATGCAACGTATTGCTGATTACACCGCCCCTACTAAACGCCAAGATGGCTACCTAAGAATTAGCGTGCTTGAGGCTGGTCGCCGTCACATTATAGCTGAGCACCGGGTTGACGGTAAGATAGCCGCTCGCCATGTAGCCGCCCAATACGCCGCCAAACCTTGGAACTTTTAACTGATAACTGGAGAATGATCATGGTTACAAAAACACGTATTCACTGGACTGACGAAGAGCGTAACATAGTTTTCAATCGCATGGTTGAGGTGTATGCTGAGGGTAGGTCCAGCAGCAGAGAAAACATATTAATCAAGTCGCAGTATGATCTCCCGATCGGTCGTCGCCGTAAGGTTTACCCTGCGATGCTGTCTAACCTAAAGGACTGGATGGAAAGAGCCAAAGCAGAGTCTTATAGTCGGGCTCGTGACCGTAAGCTGACTGTGGCCGCTTTAGCCGCTAAGGTTGAAGCACTTGCTCCGCAACCAGTTGAGCTTGGCGTCTCAGAGTTGCTTGAGAAGCTGTTTGACCAGTTGGCTAAGCGTGTGGCTACAGAAGTCATGTCAGGTATCTCTGAGCAGCTCTCTGCTCTGCAGAAGACGCATCAGGATCCTCGGCCGATCATCGTCAATCAAACTGCGCCGGGTGGGTGGCCACAGACCACTAAGCCTCGCCGTAAGCGTATTACAATTATCGGCTTGAGGGGGCAACAGATGTCAGTGATCAAGCAGAAGTATCAAGACATAGACTTCACGTTCTTAGATGTTGATGATGCTGCGGGCCGCGTTCCTTGTGAAGCTGAATGGACTATCATGATGACCAAGTTCATCAATCATTCAGTTTACGCTAAGTATCGTAACACCCCCAACATGCGTCATTGCAATGGTGGTATTAGTGACTTAGGGTCAATCATTCAGGACGTTCGCAATTCATAATACAGATTTCATTTGGAGATTACCGATGACCGAAGTAAACTTTACGAGCATGACGCTCAGCCAGCTTGTCAAATTCTATAACGAGCACACTGACAGACCTGTTAAGAAGTTCCGTGACCGTGCTACGGCGGAGAAGCGTTGTGTTGAACTAATGTACGCAACACTTAAGGAACCCAAAGTGGAAACTGTTGAACAGCCTGAACCTACCGGCAAAGAGCGACCCCTGATGAAGACGTCGCTCAAGCTGGACCGCCAGATCATTCGCATTGACAGCGAGCAAGTTTGGAAGAATGCTCACACCATGTGGGTTGAGAACCCTGATTGGATGACGAGTAGCCAGCAAGACCGGCTCACGGCTCAATTATATAAGGCCGCTAAACGCGGTGAGCAGATTGTCGTGACTGTCAACGATATCAGCTTCCAGCTTCTTAACGTATCTGAGGTGTGAACATGAGTAAGAGTATTTTCCCCACATTGTCAATGAAACGTGCTGACGTTCGCTGGGAAGACCACCTTGGTGACCTGACCCCTTGGGAGAACCATCAGGGTATCTGGTTCAAGCGGGAGGACTACTTCGCTCCGCTCGGTTATAGCGGACCTAACGGCTCTAAGATGCGGCAGCTCATCTGGTTCATGAACAGGTTCCGTGGTAACAAGACGCACATCGTTACGGGTGCTAGTGTCCAGTCGCCTCAGCTGAGCATGAGTGCGATTGTGGGTGCCCACTACGGTCTCAAGTGTCGTCAGGTCGTATACAGCAAACCCCATACCGTGCTCAAGCACCCTAACCCAGCTGTGTCGCATGGCTTTGGTGCAGTGTTTGAATATGCTACCGGGCCGTATAACCCGATCATTCAACGTAAGGTTGCCGACCTAACTCAGGACAGCTCGCTCGTTGTTGAGTATGGTATCACGCTCCCCATCAGCAAGTACAGCCCAGAAGATGTGCGTAAGTTCCATGAGGTCGGTGCTAATCAGACCAAGAACATTCCGGACGACGTTGAAGAGCTGATCATCCCTGCGGGTTCTTGTAACTCACTCACGAGCATCTTGCTTGGGTTGAGCCGTGACTCACACAACATCAAGCGCATCTTCACTATCGGTATCGGACCTGACAAGGCTGAGTGGACGCATGAGCGGTTGCGTTACATGGGTGTTGACGCTAGCAAGTTTGACTTTGAATGGCAGCACTACTCTCTGCACGACAACGGGTTCAGCAAGTACAGTGACCACTTCACTGGTGAGAGCTTTGACGGTATCAATTTCCACCCGACCTACGAGGCGAAGATGTGGCGTTGGCTCAGGCAGAACGATTACATCAGTTGCGACAACAAGACTGGGTTCTGGATTGTTGGTTCAGCTCCTAGCGTCAAGGTCATTGAACCATTCTACACTTACGGAGAACATTGATGCGTGACTTCCGTCTCCCTGAAAACAGGCTTGAGTATTTCAGCAAGCTGTATCAGATGAACCTGATGTACGGTGTTATGCCGGGTCTGGTCTATCTTTACATGCCGTCGCTGGCAGCTAAGTATAAGTGGGACAACGAGCAGCGGTTGTGGTTCGCTTTCCTCAATGGTATGACGCAGAACCCAATCACGTCGCTCATCATGTTTGAGCAGCTACCTATGTGCCCCCCGGCGGGTGCCCAACTGGTTAAGTTTGACGAGTGGTTCAATGAGTCTTGGGATGTGCTCCAGTTTGATACGGACCGCCGTTATCAAAAGAAGGAGACCGTCGCAGCTATCAAGAAGTATGCCGAGCTGGTTGAGCAGCACGGGACGCAGGAAATGATGCTGACCGGTAAGACCTACCAAGAGTTGTGGAAGATAGTGTCGCAGTACGTGTCGTTCGGTCGACTGTCCTGCTTCAGCTACCTTGAGTATGTCTACCTGAATGGGTTCGGCGCTGACTGTGATGACCTTATGTTCAGTGACAAGTCAGGTAGTAAGTCTCATCGCAACGGTATGCTCCTGCTCACCGGGCAGGACGCACTGGTGTGGGACAAGCGAGCTGATAACGGCTTTGATGGTAACTACGATAACTTTGATAAGATGTGCTCGTGGTTGAATGGTAAGGCTGAAACGTTCCTCGGTAGCTTCAAGGTCAACAACAAGAGCTTGATATACGCGGGTAACTTTACCATGGAGTCTAACCTCTGCACGTTCAAGAACCATTTCTACGCTCGCCGCTATCCCGGTGTGTATGCTGATATGGCTTGGGAGCGTATCCTTTGGGCTGACGAGCATGGTCATCGCGAACACACAGCACCTTTCAAAGATATCCGTAAGGAGTATCTACCTGACTGGTTGCTTTGTGAGTTGACTAAGGACAACATGACGATTAAAGAACGAGCAGTGGTCTTTCCTGAGACCGGTAAACCTTATCGTGCGGAGCATTTTCTATGAAGAAACAGATTGTTAATATTCGCGGTTGTAACGGAAGCGGTAAGACGACGATTGTCCGTCGCTTCCTTGATAAGTTGTCTAACGAGCCGCTCGGGGGTAAGCCCGGTCGTCCTGCAGGATACAAGGTTGACGCCTCACCATGGGGTATCAATATTCCGGTGTTCGTCATCGGCAGTTACGAGAACACGTGTGGTGGTGCTGACGGCATCAACACTCAAGAAGAGATTGCCGAGCGGGTTGTCAAAGCTGTCGGTCATGGTCATGTGTTGGTAGAAGGTCTACTGATGTCCAAAAGCTCTGATAAAGGTCACGTGGCTCCTATTCTCAAAGAGCATGGCGCGATATTCGCATTCCTTGATACGCCTTGGGATGTGTGTCTTGAACGGGTTTTAGCTCGCCGTGAGGCTGCGGGTAATGACAAGCCGTTTGACCCTGACAAGACGATGCGGTCGGCTTATGACCAATGTCACCGCAGTTATGAGTTGTTAACCGAAGCCGGTGGATACGCAGTACGTTGGCTTGATTGGCAAGACCCCATTACCGGGGTGGTAAACTATTTAAGGAGTGCTGAGAAATGATTGATGAATGTCCGTTCAACATACCACGACCAGAAACAGTTTGCACTATGGAGGGATTGTTATATTTTGTTTGGGAGCGTGAAGCTATCCGCATGGCTCGTGAAAATGGTCACCAGCGTCCGTGGACAAACGACCCGGTTCTTGATAAATATAAATTCACCAACATTCACCGGATTGATGACCGCGTATCCAAGTGGTTTGTAAATAACTTGATTGACCCTTACGAAGATCGTGATGACTTATGGTTCACACTACTAATCGCCCGGCTTATCAACTGGCCACCCACCTTGCACGCATTGATTGATAATTACGTTATACCGTGCCACCCGACTGAGTTCGACCCTGAGCTGTTTGTGCAGGTGGTTGAGTCCTGTAAAGAAAATCAAGAAAAGGTTTACTCAGGTGCATACATGGTATACCCTACAAAGATGGACCCCGGCGGTAACAAGTCTCAGGCGATAGCTACGCATATAATCGGTGCGGCTATTGAAAAGTGGGAGGACATTCAGTATGAGATCACCCGCACCGATCGCCTGACGAGCATTGCTGAGTTCGTTACGGTCATGTCACGCTGCTTCGGTATAAGCACGTTCATGGCTGGGCAAGTGGCAGCTGATTTGACGTATGCTTCTAAGGGGCAGCTTTGTGATGCTCATGATATATTCTCTTGGGCACCTATTGGGCCGGGCAGCAGTCGTGGTTTGAATTACCTGCTTGAGCGTGCACCAACCGCAGGATGGACGCAAGAGCAATTCAATATTGAGCTTGTCAATATACATAATGCGATTTACGAAGAGCTGGGTATTTGCACCCTGACGCTACATGACGTTCAAAACATCATGTGTGAATACAGCAAATATTGCCGAACGGTCTTGGGCGATGGTAAACCCAAGAGCACCTACATACCAGAAACGGAGTTTTGAGACATGGAAATTAAAGTTCGCAACGTTAATGAGGCATTTAGCGACATCTTCTGGAATATGAAGGCTATGAACCTTGAGCCTGAGCAGACCCGTAATGGCCCAGCGTATGTGATGCCTGAGCCGGTGACGACTATTTACACCCACCCTAATGAGCGTGTCCTGTTCAATCGCAAGCGTGACTGCAACCCTGTGTTCCACTTGATGGAGTCTATTTGGATGATGGCCGGTCGTAACGACGTCGCCTTCCTCACTCAGTTCAACAAGAACATGGTGAACTTTAGTGATGATGGTGTTACGTTCAATGCGGCATACGGGTATCGCTGGCGGCATCATTTCGGCTTTGATCAGATCCGCGCTGTCATCAAGACCCTGCAAGCTGACCCGTCTAGTCGTCAGGCCGTGGTGCAGATATGGGACTCGGCTGACCTAAAGAAGAACACCAAGGACAAGGCTTGCAATACGCAGATCATCTTTGACTTGCGCCATGGTAAGCTGAACATGACTGTTTATAACAGGAGCAACGATATCTGGTGGGGTGCTTACGGCGCTAACGCGGTGCATTTCAGTTTCTTGCAGGAGTTCGTAGCCAGTGCTCTGGGTGCTCCGCTCGGTCACTATCGCCAAGTCAGTCACAATCTCCACCTATATACTGATTTGTACGATGTGGGTGATTACCTGACCAACCCACCGGCTTATAGTGACGGTTATGAATATGGTGCTCGTGGTGTTGAACCTTACCCGATTATGGAAGACGGTGACTGGGAGACATTCTTGTACGATTGCTGTCGGTTCTGTGAGAACCCGTTCACCCCATTGAGCTACCACCATTCGTTCTTTAACGAGGTCGCTGTACCTATGGCTAACGTGATACACTCACGTCGTAACAAGCTGAGCGATGGTTTTGACTGGGTTGCTCAAATCGCTGCGGCAGATTGGTGCGTAGCTACGAATACCTGGGTCGAGCAGCGTGAGATCAACAAAATGAAACGCGGGGGTTAAAATGGGGGTTGCCTGTTCAAAAATACACGCCTATAGTATCAGGTATAACTGCTAACTGGAGATTTGAATTATGAAAGACACTATACAATTTATAGCCACTGGTGCCGAGGTAATTCGCTACCATACGGTGTTCACCTTCAACAACGAGACTGTGGGACACCATTCGCACGGTGTTGCTATGATGGTTCTCATGATGAAGCCTGACGCTTCCGCTTCTCTGCTTAAAGCTGCGTTGTATCATGACTTAGCAGAGCAGGTTGTGGGTGATATACCTTCACCGACTAAACGTCAGTCCGGCTTAGGTAAGCATCTTGATAAACTTGAACTAGCTATAATTGAAGACGCCGGTATTGAGAATCCGAAACTCACTGATGAAGAAGCACGTATACTCAAGCTCGCTGACATTGCTCAGGGTGCGTTATTCTGCGCTCGTGAAATTCAATTAGGTAACAAACGCCTCATCCCGGTTTTTACGCGGTATATTATTTATGCTTCGGAAAAAGGTCTTGAAGGTCGTGAAGAACATCTTTTCAACGCTATCAGGGAGATCGCAAATGAGCGCTAATGACCGTCAGATTGGTGGTGACCACTACAAGAAAGGTGGCGAGGAACATTGGGACCGTCAGTGGCGGCTCTATGGTCGTGGTTACTTTGTAGGTTGCATCACTAAGTATGTTGAGCGTTACCACGAGAAGAACGGTCTTCAAGATCTTGAGAAGGCCAAGCACTTCCTTGATAAGCTTATAGAGCTTGAGTCTGCTCAAGGTCAATACCTTGAGGTTCCTAAGAGTGCGAGTTTTACAGGATACGCGGTTAACACGTAATGTCAACTTGGGTTTACGATACTGAAACGATGCCAAATCGCACGTTGTTCTGCGCTAAAAACGTAGACACCGGCGAATGGTTCGACTTGTGGCGTCATGAAGACGACGCTGCGGGTAAGCTCAAGCGTTTTATAACGCAAGGGGATACTACGTTCGTAGGCTTCAACAGCAATTACTTTGACGCTTTAGTGGTGTCAGCTTTCTGCGCTGGTCGTACGGAAGCTGAGATCAAGCGCATCGCTAATGACTTGATTGATAATCGACTGTCACCTTGGGCCGCTATGAAGAAGTATCGGCTCAATCAGGTGATACCTGACCATATTGATTTGATTGAGGTGACACCGTCATTCGTTGGGCTTAAAGCCTACGGCGCACGCATGCACATGCCGAAGCTGCAGGATATGCCCATCGCTCATGACGCTGTTATTTCAGTCGAGCAAGAGCCCATGCTACTGGAGTATTGCCACAACGACGTAGACACAACTGAAGAACTTCTTAATCAGCTAGAAGGCGAGTTGTTGCTGCGGGTTGAAATGAGCCGTCGTTACGGAGTTGACATGCGCAGCAAGTCAGACTCTCAGATGGCTGAACAGGCATACATCAGTAGCATGGGTCTCAAGCGTAAGGATAACATTATCCCGCAGACGGTCAGGTATGATGCGCCCAGCTTCCTCAAGTTCATGGATGCTGACCTACAAGGCTTACTTGACCGTGTTCGTAACCATACGTTCAGTATGAACCCGTATACGGGTCACGTAGTGTTGCCTGACTTTTTAGGTGCTCAGACTGTTAAGTTCGGTACTGGTGAATATCAGTTAGGTGTTGGAGGTATCCACAGTACGCATGACAAGAAGGTTTGCCACACCGCCGGGGACGAAGTCATCTGCGACATTGACGCAGCCAGCTTCTACCCAAGCATCATCCTTGAGTGCGGGTTCGTCCCCCAAGCTCTTGGGTTGCAGTTTGTTGAAGAGTATCGAAAGATCTATGAACGACGCCTTGAGGCAAAGCGTAGCGGAGATAAGATCACTGACGCTACCCTCAAGATCTCGCTCAATGGTACATTCGGTAAGTTGGCGAGCAAGTATTCTGTCCTCTACTCACCTGACCTTATGTTGGCGGTGACACTGACCGGGCAGTTTACGCTTCTCATGCTCATAGAGTGGCTTGAGCGAGCTGGGGCTGTGACGCTTAGTGCCAACACCGACGGTATAGCGATAAAGTATCCTAAGAGCCTTGAGGAGACTGTTCAGAAGGTTGTTAGCAAGTTCAGCGAGGTTTCGCGGTTCGTGTTTGAGTTCACCCCTTATCGGGTGTTAGCTATGAAGGATGTCAATAACTACATGGCGATCAAGCCTGACCGCAAGTTGAAGGCTAAAGGTATATACTCACCGCTGTCGTTACGTAAGAACCCGACAGCTCAGGTTTGTGCCGATGCGGTGGGTCAGTGGTTAGCTAATGGTGTTCCCTTCCAGCAGACTATCAGCGCCGCTCCGTTCTGTGATTTCATCTCTGCCCGTAACGTGACGGGTGGTGGGCAGCAGATGGGTGAGTATCTGGGTAAGGTTGTAAGGTGGTATCAGTCAAACGACTCTGCGCTTGAACCTATCCTTTACGTCAAGAACGGAAACAAGGTTCCCAAGACGGATGGTGCTCGTGCATGCATGACACTACCCGATAAAGTGAAACATCCGCCGGATTTAGACTATGACTGGTATCGTAAAGAGGCTATTAAGATTGCGGTATCTGTGGGTTGTTCAAAATATTTAACTGAGGAGGAGTTAGCATTAATAGCCCCACCGCCAAAGAAAACAAGGAAGAGTAAAAATGGAAAATGAAGATAACACGGTGTTCGTTGTTCAAGTCGACAACACCAAAGACTTGTCAGACGCCAAGCGTTACGGGTCACTACAAGCTGTGTTCAGTCGACCGCGTAGGCCGTATGACACGGGCAGTATGCTTTCCCGTGCTCGACGCGTGTTGTCTGATTGGAAACCCGGAGATCACCTTTTGATGATCGGTGATCCGGCATTGTGCGCTGTCTGCATGTCTGTAGTCAGTGAGCAAGAAGAAGTGGTCAACATTCTAAGCTGGGATCGTGATAGCTTCCAGTACGCACCGCAGAGGTGGGACTTCGGTCAAATGGAATTGTTTGACAGTGTTGATTATGAAGATTGATAACTTAGAAAGGAAATATAATGTCAGATTGGCAAAATACATTGCGTCGCGGTAAGCAGGAGGTTCCACCTCGGCTCGTCATTTATGGTGGGCACGGTATCGGCAAGTCAACGCTTGCGAGTAAGTTCCCTAACCCTATTTTCATCAGTACTGAAGATGGTCTGGACTCGCTTGACGTAACTAGCTTCCCCCGCGCAATGCACCTCAACGACGTTGTGGGTAGCATTAAAACGTTGATCAAAGAAGATCACGACTTCAAGACCGTAGTCATTGACTCTGTTGACTGGTTGGTAGAGCCGTTGATCGTCGGTAATGTTGAAGCAAACCACGACGCTAAGGACTTGGCGTATGGTAAAGGTCAGATGATGGTCGCGGAAGAGTTCCGTGAGATCTTGCAGGGTTTGGACGTGCTGCGTACCAAGCGTGGTATGAACGTTATCCTTATCGCTCACGCTGCTGTGGTCAAGTTTGAAGACCCTCGCACTGAACCGTATGACCGCTATCAGCCCAAGCTGCCTAACCGCTGTAACGCATTGCTGCAAGAGTGGGCTGATGTGCTTGCGTTCGCTGCGTTTAAGGTCATCATCAAGAAGTCTGATGCTGGCTTCAATAAGGACAAGACTCGTGGTGTTACTACGGGTGAGCGTCTGCTTCACTTTGTTGAGAACCCAGCATACGCGGCTAAAAACCGCTACAGCTGCCCAGAAGAAATCGAGATGACTATAGAGAATCTCGAAAAACTCATTCCCATCGCTAAGTAAGGAGAAATAATATGGCTAAGTTTGGTTTTGACACGTCGGAAGTCGACGTTAATGACGGTCCGTCGTACGAGTTGCTGCCGGAAGGTGAGTATACTATGAAGGCGATTGACGCCGAAGAGAAAGAGACTTCTACCGGCGGTGAGATGATTGTCGCTAAGTTTGAGGTCATTGGTGGTAAGCACGACGGTCGTTGGGTTTGGATGAACTTTAACATCGTCAATAAGAGCGAGGCTGCTCAGCGTATTGGTCGCCAACAGCTCGTAGCTTGGGCAACGGCTTGTGGTAAGCCTGACGCTAACGACACTGACAAGCTCCTCGACAAGCGGTTCAACGCAATCGTCGGCATCCAGAAGGGTACTGGTGGTTACAAAGATAGTAACACTATCAAGCAGTTTCTTTTCGGTGACGTGCCATCTCCCTCAGCGTCTCCGAAAGAAAGTAAAGCTGCTCCGGCTGAAAAGCCCGCAGCGTCATCTGGTTCTAACCCTTGGGACTAAGATGATTGGAGGGAGTGGGGTTGGGCTCACTCCCCCTTTTACTGGAGATATTTATGGTCGCTATACCACCACCTATTGAACAAGAGATCGTAGACCGTATTTATCGGGCCTATGAGAAGAATGATGAGAAGTCAGATATATACTTGGGTCGGCTTGGGTCATCGTTCATCGGTGAAGAGTGCACTCGGAGGATATGGCTTGACTGGCGTGGGTTCGCTCGCGGTAAGTTCAGTGGTCGCATGTTGAGACTGTTTGGCACCGGTCACTGGCAGGAAGAGCGTGTCGTCAAAGACCTGCGGGACGCCGGGTTCAGTGTTTGGAGCGAGCGTGACGACGGTAAACAGTTTGAGTTCACTGACGAGACTGGTCACTTCATAACCAAGATGGATGGTGTTATTAAGGGTGTACCTGCTCGTGAGTCTCAGGGTCATGCGCTTGAAATCAAGACGCATAATAACGACAGCTTCAAAGCCCTATTAAAGAAGGGTGTTCGTGAGTCGAAGCCTCTTCACTATGCTCAGGTTCAGATCACGATGGCGCTGTCTAAGTTACGTCGGACTATTTATGTTGCTCTCAACAAGAACGACGAGCAGCTAGAGGTCGTACGTATCAAAGAAGACAAGACTGAGCAGAACAAGTTGTTCGCCAAAATCAAGAGTCTGGTAGAGGCGCGACTGCGTCCAGCCGGTATCAGCGACGATGGTGGTAGCTTCGGTTGTAAGTGGTGCGACATGAGGTCGGTATGCGTCCGCGAGGTGCAGCCGCTTAAACATTGCCGCACGTGTGAAATGTGTATACCGGTTGAAGACGGTATGTGGCTTTGCGACTTGAGCAAGATGACCCTAAGCATGGCTGAGCAGAAGCTCGGCTGCAAACATTGGAGCCCTTTATGATTAAGATTGATGGAGCTAAAGCGTTTCTACGTGCTCGTAACGGTGTATACCGTGAAGTAGATGTTTATTCTCGTGCCGAGCATAAATACATTCCATACGGTAAAGGGTTTTTGCGATTGGCCGGGGAATGGGATAACCAATGGCTCACCAGTAATCCGAACGTTAAGGTGTTGGAGCTTAAAGGCGTATGATCACCATCGGAGTTGACCCCGGCCTGTCTGGGGCTATTGGTATCTTGAACGAAGGTCGGTATGTTGACGTTGTTGACATGCCGGTTGTTTCTAAAGGGTCGGGCAGCGTTAAGAACGAGGTCGACCCGTCGGGGTTGATCAAGATACTGCGTAACTATGCTCCTGCGGATGAATACGTTATGGTTGTGCTTGAGCGGGTGAATGCTATGCCCGGTCAGGGTGTGTCATCTGTGTTTAGTCTGGGTGACAGCTTTGGGTGTGCTCGTTCAGCAATCGCCGCTTGCCGGTTTGAAATGACTTACATCGCTCCAACTCAGTGGAAGAAGCATTTCAAGCTGACCAGTGATAAAGAGATGAGCCGTGCTCTAGCTATCCGCATGTTTCCGGATGCGCCGCTCAACTTGAAGAAACATTCTGACCGGGCAGAGGCTTTACTGATGGCCCGGTGGTTACACGAAACGAAGGGAGGGTAATATGATTGACGCTAGGGTGTGCGGTATACCTTGTCAGGTGGAGGTAACTCGCGCTAGATATTATAAACCGCAGAGCAGTAACCCTTACGACTGCTCAAGTGACTTGGATTACTATGGTTACTGGGACGACATAGAATACGAATTGTATGATCGTCGCGGTTATCGCGCAAAGTGGCTTGAGAATAAGATGAAGCCTAAAGACCATTCAGAACTATTAGATCTAATAGTTGAAGACTTAGACCCGGAGGATTACTGATGGAGAAATTTAAACCTATGTGCCCTTGGCACATACAGATCGGCGGTTTGTTTATTGCGCCCGGTCAAGTGCCGAACCAAGGAACAGTTTGGATTGGTGAAGTAGAAAGCGGTCAGGGTGCGGAGTTCCCTACTGACCAACTGGCTGAGGTGTTGCAGCAGTTTTACGACGAGGCCCGTTAGTGGGGCTTAAGCCCCGTAGAACTGATAACTGCTGGCAACGTGTGTACGAGCTTCTGGGTCCGGGATTGCAATGGTCAAAACCGCAATCGGTCTTTTACCGGGCCATAGCTCAGGCTGAAAAAGAAGGTGACAACGACGCCGCCGGACATTTACGTATAATGCTCAAGCGTCGTAACCTTGTAATGATGGAGAAACCAGAACACCCCGACCAGTAGGCCGGGGTGTTGATTTATTACATACCCATCGCCATGATGTCTTTTTCAATTTGAGACATCTCTGGTTCTTCTTCCGCCGGTGCTGGTGAAGACATAGTTGGTCCCGGAACATTCTTAGACATCGCTTGTATGTCTGCTTCGATACTCGGGCCAGACATGTTAGAACCCGCAGCGTTTTCAGCCGAAAGGTCCTGCTCGATATTAGCAACTGGTGCGCTTTCATCCATCGGTGGTGATGGGAATGCGGCCGAGGTTCCCGTGATTGCACCCAGCTCCCCAGCTAAGAAATTGACTTCACGCGGAATAGCTTTAGCTGCTTCATCTTCAAGCAGCTTGACAGCCGCTGCGACATCAGCCGGGTCGCTAGACATGAGCAACTTAGCAGTCTTGCCGGCGACTTCATCGCTCATCTGAGCACTGCGTGCAAGGCGAGCAGCCGCGTTGGTGATTGAGTTGAAGAACCCGCCACCGCTGATCATGTCACCAACAAAAGCCCCGGTGTCGTTTTCGTTAAACTCAGCATTAGCCGCTTGACGACGGAAAGTAGCTGAGTTACCCAAGATCTGGTTGGACTGTTGGAACAACTGGCTCTCACGTTCAAGCGCCGCCTTAAACAGATCAAATTTCTCAGGGCTGTCAAACAACGGCTGCAACTTAGCTTGCATTTCTGGAGCACCGATCACCCGTTGGGCAGCATTGATGTTCTGTGACGGAGACATAATGCGACCGTAGATATTGCGAACCGCACCAGTGCGGAATGCTTCCTTCTCAGTCGGCGTCATGTCCTTGACGAGCTTGATGATTTCTTCATGATCGAGCTTGTTAAAGTCATCCATACCCTTACGCATCGCATCAAGGACTTCCATGTCGCCAGAGTAAACCTGACGAGCTTTGAAATAAGGGGAGTCTACGCCGCCGGTAGCTTCATCAATCGTGTTGACGAACACCTTGCGCAGATCCTTGAGAGCGTTGGCCTCAGCCGTGCTCATACCTTGTCCACGGAAACCTGCATCAATCGTAGCGTCAATACCACGCTTGATGTAGTCAAGGGTGCGGACATCCGGCACCTTAGTGAGCGTAGCTACGCCGTTGGGGTCAACAGTATAGATCTCTGCCAGCTGGAACTTACTAGGGTCTTCACCGCGCAGACGAGCTGACATCGCTTCGGTATCCGCGATCTCACGAGCCTTGTTATAAAAGCCTTGGAAGCGTGGATGCTGGAGAACATCTTGAATACGACCGTCGTTAACCGCGCCGAATTCATAAGCCTTATCGTATAGGGTGTCTGCCTGACGACGCAACTGTTCAACCAGCTTGGTCTCTTCGCCGTAGAAATCTCCCGGAGAGATGGCCTGACGCACTTGACCGTAAGTTCGCTCACGAGCGCCTAGACGTTGACCCTCCAAGGCATTCTCGACGATCTCTGGAGCTGTACCGGGGCGCTGAGCAAGAACCTCAGTCAGTGCTACTGTGCGCTTACCGGTGTTAGCTAGTGTTGAAGGGACACCCATCGCTTTATCTTCAGCTACCTTTTGGGCTGCTTGCTGTGGTGTCATATTTTGTTGCTGTAGGGCGCGATTAACCTTTTGAGCCGCTTGAGAGTCTACTGCTCCTTCACCCGAAGCGAGTCGACTCCGCAACCATTGGCTACCGGCACGACCCGTACGCATGACTACAGGAAGTCCTACACCCGCGCCTGTTCCGATTATAGCGCCTGTTGTCCCACCTTGTACGCGTTCACCTTCTTTAGCAGCACCTGCTCCACTAATACCCCCAGTGACAGCGCCAGTAACTGCGCCGCGAACATAAGGGTTAGTCGCCAGTCGACTCAGAGCACCCAATGTGCGCGCACCAGTAGCTGCGGCAGCGGGAGCACCCGCACCCCCAGTAAACCCAGTACCAATAACGGCAGCTACGGTCGGTAAGACACCACCAGTGAATTCAGCAACCGGAGCCAACACGCTATGTTTACGCGCATAACGTGCGTAGTCTTGGTCAATCTTAGCTTTTTCTTGCTTGTAGGTTTTTCCGCCGGGTAGCTTGGAACGAAGCCATGCTTCGGCTTCGTCACCCCAACCCATCCCCAGACCTTGACCTAGGAGAGCGCGGGTCGTGTTACGTACGACACCTACATCTTGTTTAGGTTTAGACATGTTTACTCCCCAGAAATTTGGCGATATGCGCCGGAAGAAACGTCCTGTAGACGCTGTTGCATACGAGTTTGAGCATTTTTCAGCATGGTGTAGCTCTCGCGTAAAATTGAAGCTCGCTCTTCAACACTCTTAGCACCGATACCTTCAATTTCTTCAAGCAATGTGATGTCCCTGTCAGTGAGAACACCTTTCATCTTTTCTGCCGCAGATGCGATAACTTGACTCCTTAGAAGTTTTTCAAGGGTGCGGGTGTTGATCAGTTTAGGATCTTTAGCACCCGCAATTTCAAGAGCAGTTCGGCGAGTTTTGTCGACCAGTGACGTGTCGAAAGTATTCGGGTTCAAAGTGTATGCTTTGCTAATCATGTCCATGGCTGATTTCAAAGACGCCAAAGAATCTTCGGTCTCACGCTTCATAGTCAATTCTTGAGGTGTGAGCTTTTCACCCTTAGCCTGTTCACGTAGGTTGCGATCTTGATTAATTTTAAGATTAGCAAGAAGAACGTCGAGCTGCGCCGTTTCACGCGCAATGTTAAGCGCCGAAACCTCACGCACACGAGCCTGAAACTCAGGTGTGCCAGCCTTGTAACCCTCATCAAGAGCCTGTTTACCAGCAGCGGACTGCGGTTTACCGGACTCAATATATTCCTTGATGAGGGACTGCTTGAGTGCTCGCTGATCTTTCATTTCTTCAGCTGACAGAGTGCGAAGAGTGTTCAGATCTTCTTTAGCTGCACCCATACGCATTTCTTGCAGCTTCATACGGGTAGCCAACTTGCTTTGGGCCGACTCGCGCTTACCCTTAGAGTAATCAGCCAGCTCTTTGCTCGCCAGACCAAGGTTCTCACCGAACCCACCGGTCTTAGTCGGAGAACCGAAAGCCGCTGCAAGGCGGAAATACATTTCAGCTTTAGACGCTTTAGCGTCTTCTGGGCTATCAAGTGAGGCTTCAAGCATTTTCTTGAATGCGTCAGCTTCGTCGGTTGCCTTTTTACGGGCAGCAGCAAGTTCATCGGCATAAACGCTCTCACCCTCGTATCCTTGAAGCAGCATTTGAAGCTCAGCCGCACGGCTGGTGGGAGCAGCTTCTCCTGAAGGTGGTGGAGTCATAGAGCCGAGTTCGGCGGCTGGGGCAACTTGTGCGGCAACAGCTGCAGGTGCACCCTTAAGTATACTGGGACCCGGTTCAACATGTACGCTACGACCCTTAGAAGGTAGAACGTCAAAGTCTGCGCCAAACTCACTCTTGAATTTGGACAACAATTCACTCTGCGTCATGTTCGGAGGAGGACGGAAATCAACAGCATTGTCTGTTATATGTAAGCTGTTTTTAACACCGCCGACTTCTCGGTTGCGTTCAGGAGTACGCGCACGACCGGCTATAGTGACGCCGGGCACTGTTTCCGTGCCGACCTGTTGGATCCAAGAACCTAGAGGACCCTTAGTTGGGCGTGGGCCATATTGAAAGTCTTCATTACCGGGCAGCATGTTGATACCGTAGCTATCAGCCATGTCGTTCAAACCGCCGACAGCGAAATTTTTAACCGGACCACCGTGTTTATAAAACTGGTCTTGCTCAGAAAAGTTGAAATAACCGGGGTAAGAATTGAAATCATTGTTCATAAAGTTACCATAATCACTACCGTCCACAGCATACGGTGATTCGTATGAAGGTGTGTACGTTGGTTGGTCAAAAGACGGAGCCGTATATGTATCATTCATATTAAAATCATACGCCGCCGGTTCATTGAAAGACGGAGCAGTGTAGACCGGCAGTTGGTTGTATTCCACAGGCTGATCGAAATATGACGGAATGCTTACCGGCGGCTGTGAATATTCACTGACTGCTGGAGGCGTATAAACCATAGGTTCACTGACAGATGGGGGAGTATACGTAGTATTCATATCAAAATAATTCGGAAATTCTTGCTCTATACCCCGCATAGACCCAGCGCCGCGATCTAAATCGTAAGACTGTTCATTTAAGTATGGGGCAGTATACCTAACAGGTTCACTGAAAGGTGTAGGGTTAGACATGATATTAAGATCAGGGTTATATGCGGGTAGTTCGCTAAAAGGCGGTGGAACGTACGTCGGCACATTATCCATGATATTCATATCAGGGTTATACAAAAATGGTCGTTCCGCACCGCGATCAGGTCCGCCGGGTCCAGCAGACCCACCACCTGATGGGAAAGTTGGAAACGCTGGAACACTCGGAAACGTCGGAACACTTGGAAGCGCCGGAGCTGGTGTAGTTTGTTGTACTAACGACCTAAGAGCTTCCCGCTGGGCAGGGAGAGCTGGAGAAAGGGACGTTTGATACTGCGGCTGACTATACATGGAAGTCGTAGCCAAGCGGTTACCATACTCTTTAGCGTAGGCGTCGTAGTTGGCGCGGTCTTGGTCCGTAGACCCCGCGTATGTCGGTAGGGTTGGACTAGACACCCCATACTGACGCATAATCTTGTTAAGTTCGTAACCCATGGCTCGTAATCCTTAAATGTTCTGCAGACCCCGAGAAACTGCGAGACCGCTAGCAAGTTGAGACAATGGAGAAGCTGAATAGGTTCCACCTGTTTCACTTGAAGACCTACTGGTGATTTGCGGGGTGATTGGAGCCATACCGCGAATCTGCGTGTTAAGCCAGTCAAGCTGCTGCATCGGGTAAAGACGCTCGGCCTCATTCTGCTGTTGTGCGGCAGTGAGTTCACGCTGCATTTGTGACTGCTGGGCAGCACCGGCTGCTTCAAGCGCCGCGACGTCTGTAGCCCGCATCGCTTGACCCTGCTGAGCCATATTGGACATCTGAGTGAGCGCACCCATCTGGCGTTGATAATCGGCTGCTTGTGCTTGTTGAGCTGCTTGAGCGGCATTCAAGCCAAACTGCTGCTGAACCTGACCCGCCTGAGTCTGAGCTTGACCAATATTGGTGAGCTGACCCATCTGCTGAGCAGTGAGCTGACCCTGCGTCTGACCGAGATTGGCAAGGTTTTGCATCTGTTGAGCCGAAAGCTGACCTTGAGTCTGCCCTAGGTTCGCAAAGATCTGAGCTTGTTGACCCGTTAGCTGACCTTGAGTCTGACCCAGATTAGCGAGCATCTGCGCCTGTTGAGCAGTGAGCTGACCTTGCGTTTGGCCGATGTTGGCAAACTGAGACCCACCCTGAAGAATACGGGAAAGGTCGGCTTGGCTAAGGTTACCAACAGTGCTGGCCAGCTGACCTTGACGAGATAGATCAGTCTGAGCTGCACCCATGGCTTGACTGTAACCTTGCTGAGCCGCCTGAGACTGAGCATCAATGATAGCTTGTTGCGTGTCACGAATAGCTCGCGAACCCATTTCACCCATACGGCTAGAACCGAACTGACCAGCTTTAATAAAAGCGTCAGAAACGCCGGGCATGATGTTTTCAGTCAGGTTACGAGCACCTTGACGCGCAATCAAATCAAGCACACCCTGCTGGTAAGGGTTCATATATTCGCCAACCTTGGAGGCCGCGCTAGCAGAAGAAGCCTCAAGATAGGGATTAGCAACTGATAAAGATCTCTCACCGATAGCTTGAGCCGTAGTTTCCGCTGCGCGATTGAACATTGGTTGGGCAGCGCCGGTAATGTTTTGAGAAGCAGCACCCGCCAGATACGGTTGCGCAGCTCCTATGACGTTTTGGTTTCCGGCCTGAGATAAGTATGGTTGAGCCGCCGCTACAGAGTCAACTCCCGCAGCGCGGGTGAGGGCTGGTTGGGCTGACGCCAAAATATCCAAAGAACCCGCAGTACCGAAAGCATTCCGACCAGCAGCAAGGTCACTTTGAACAAGATCTGGACGGCTCATATAAGCGCCTTGATCAGCTCGCAAACCTTGTGCGGTACCCGCCGTTGACATCCCCAGCATACCGGCTTGTGCCGCATCTGACATACCGCGCCAAGCACCTTGGTTAGATACGACGTCCTGATAAGCCCGTTGCTGCAGAGGTGAAAGCTCTGCAACTGTCGGCAGCTGATATGGCTGATATGGCATACCAGCTACGTTCTGCGCTAACTGGATTTGATTATAAATTGCGTCCTGCATCCAGCGCGGAGTCTCATTAGCTTGGGTAGTGTAAGACGTCGCGGTTTGCGGAGAACCTTGGAACAAACTAGCCATTATCGGGCTCCCTTAATATATACGAGAGGAGATTTAGCGTTAGGGCTGAACTTGCCTTTGGCCAACGTTTTACCTTTATGTTGGCGGATTTCCTTACGCATTTTCTCAAGACGGCGAGCGCCTTCTTTACTTGAACCATCACCTAACAACGCCACTGTTTCAGCGTCAATAACGTATTCACCGTCAGACAATTTAGCATCAATCACGTCATCACGACCAGAACCGGCTCCGCGAGCAAAGCGTGATACTGCGCCGAGCGCACCACCTTTATACATTCCTGTAGTTTGAGTTCCAGGAAGAGGAGGGACTGGGTTCTGCACGTTGTAAGCGCCGCTTGACAATGCGTTCCAATTGTTAGCCATATATTGGCTCAATCCCATACCGCTCATAGCTGCGTCACGCTGGAGCTTAGCCCAGTCAAAAGAAACGCTAGGGCGGTTGAAATACTCTTGTTGTTGAGGACTCAATTGAACGACAGCATCTTGAATTTCTTTAGGGGCTGATGAAAGCAATGAGCCAGCCGCGCTAGCCAAGCCTACGTATTTCGCTACGTTACCGAGAGCTCCACCCTTCGGGGCTGCTGTCGGAGCACCAGCGCTAACAGCCATATCAGGGGCGTTAGTTGTAAGTGCGCTAAACTCACTAGGCGACATAGGTGCGCCGCCAGTAAGATTGGTGCTCGATCCGATAGCACCGTTAGAGGAAACTAGGTTCGGGTCATTTACAAAATCAAGCGACGTCTGTGATACGTCGGTAGGTGTAAGGGGTTGCCCGGTTTTAAGGGAGTCAACAACTTGCGCGGATGGTGATGGTAACGGCTTGTATGTTACACCGCGCATCAGACCAGCCGTTGCGCCAGCCATAGCTGCTTCTTTAGGATTATAACCCGCTGTGAGCGCCTGACCGAAAGTTCTTCCGGCAGACTGAACACCCTGTTGGAATGCGTTAGGCGCGTTGACACCACCGGCTAGATTACCGATCACCCCGCCGAGGGCACCTTGACCAGCGCCCTTGAGGAAGCCTTGACCCGTAGCCGCGCCAGAAGCTCCACCTATAAGAGCGCCACCCAGAACGTTCTGAGCACCGGCTCCCAGACCCAGACCTAAACTCTTGTTAGCGAACCCACCAGCAACCTTACCTAAACCACCGCCCAAGCCGCCCATTAGAGCGCCTTTAAGCACGTTACCGCCGGTTAGACCGGAAGTAGCACCACCTAGAATAGCTCCCCCAGCAATAGCCGCAGCTGTTCCACCGAAACCAATAGCGGTGCCGATAGCCGTACCTAGACCCGGAGCAACTACGCTCAGGATGATCGGCGCGGCAATCTTGAGAACTTTACCGATAGCCTTGAAGATTTTCTTAAGAAAGAATTCAGGCATCCCGGTCTGCGGGTTGATAGTCGGCTTACCCCAATTTTGGCTGAGTTCGTTCAGCTCACTGCGGTTCATGTGGACGAGTTGGTTGTCGCCGTAACGACCGGCTGAACGAGCGGCGTTAGCCGCCATAGCCAAACCACCTCTAGCCATCGCCATTTGCGGCTGAGCACGCATTTCATCCTGCAAGCCGTAAAGAACGACGAGGAACGAAATGACAATGATAGGGTCAAACTGTTCAGGAAGGTCTTCCCCGTCAACCACACCGTCAGAAATAGCAGCTTCGCGAATCTGCGGGTAAGCCTCCGGCTGATTGAGCATCAGCTCAAACATCTGGATAGCTTCATCCAAATCTTCAGCTGTAATGTCAATATCGCCGATCTGTGACCGGATCATTTCGATAACTTGAGCGAACTGCGGGTCGCTTCGCGCCATCTGAATGAGATCTTCTCTATTCATTTTAACCTCTTTATTGAGCCGTGGTTCGCTCGTCACCTGTGCATTTATAATTGGTTTTTTCAAGAAACCAAAGCGATAATTCTTATTCAACAGTTTGGCAGAAACGTTCAGCCCATTCGCGCCAGTCTGTAAAATTATAAGGGTTGGGAATATTCTCTTTTAAGGTCATGTTATTTAAGAATTGCATGGCCCAATTTTGCCAGTTAGTTTCAATGTCTAACCGACCGAAAGCACCATACGGGTCTAGGTCCAGAGTAATCTGGTCTGCCCAATCTCGCAGAGACATTCCTGTCGGGATGGTAACTCTCAACATCAGCCGAGCACCGTATCATCGCCATTGCTGATGTGACCGATGACTTGACCCATCTGGTAGTCACCGTAAACAGCATTGCTTTCAAACCGGACACGGAGTTCACGCCGTTGCTCTTTAAGCATGACGATCTGCTCGTAAGGTTGGGTTGCTTGATCTGGGAACGTAAATATAGTGCCGTAGACTTCTTGTGAACGAGCGTTAGCCCGACCCACAATCTGAACCGTCATGTCGCCGCTCTGCACAAAGTCAGGCTCAATACGGCTGATACGCACGTATTGGTTGTTACCTTGAGCAGCGTTGGAAAGATCACCCATTTCAAAGAAGGAAAGTATCGGGTTTATAACCGGGCCGTTAATTTCGTCAACACCCTGCTCGTGTATCCAGATACGGTAGTCTCCACCTGTGCCCTCTACGCCGGTGAGGATTGGCGCAGCAAACGAGTTGTTGAACGAACCGGCAGAGCGACCATTGTTCGGCAGTTCGGTATCATACCATGTGTTTTCGCGGACATTATAAACTACAGCATGGGTGCACTCTTCAGCGTCACCCCGTGGGTAACACCACCAGACTTCACCGTAGCGTGTAACCTTGTAAGCGAACACCTTGGCACTTTGGCTTTTGTTTATACCGTCAAAGAAGTAGTTCAGGTTCATCTGGTTGGGTACTTCTCGCACCACACCATTGAACATCATGAACCGATCAGTACCAGCCCAAAAATAAACACCGTCAAAGTCAACGACGCAATTCTCAGAAATGATTGATGTGTCAGTTGCAATTACGTCAAACTGAAACAACGTAGCACCGCCGACAAACGTCGCACGTATAACTGCGTCATATGCCCAAAATATACCGGCAGGGGCACTACCCGAACCTGCACGGAGCGGCAGACCCTTGATTATCTTTTGACCCCAAACTCGGGCGACGCCTGAGCCGTTGTCAAAGTCAGTCATGTTTGTGGGTTCACCCGGTTTTGACCAACCTACAATACCGTCTGTACCGTAGTAAAATAAATACGGATGGAGTGACACGATACCACCAGTGGCATTGGCACCAACAGGTAGTTTGATTGACTCTAGACGGTCAGTACCGCGCACGTCACCGTAATATATTTGACCACCAGCGTCGTTACAAGTGCAATTCATATTAGGAGAAACATGAGCGATTATGTAATTCTGACTGGTAGAGGAATCATACTGGTAATCAAACATCCACAAGTTTGCGGGATTGCTGATTACGGTGGTGGTTCCACCGGTCATGTTGGTTTTGGTCGTGGTAATGGTTGTAGCGGTGACGACGACGTTACCGTTGAATTGAGAGCCGTTGACCGCTGCCGTTATATTGATAACAGCGCCGACAGCGACAGCCGTATAACCGAGCCCAGCAGCCGTGATGTTTGCCGCAACAGCCGTAGCTGTGGTTGACAAGTTGGTAGTGAACGAAACCGGAGCTGACATGATGGAAACGTCATCGACCGTTATATCATTTACAGAACCCGCAGCACCGCCAGTCAGCGTAACTGAACCCGTAGCCGCAGCTGCAACCGGAGTGCGGTTGGTTACGATTGAACTATTAAAGGTAGCGTCAATAGTGAACCGCTCAACTAAGTTCTGACCACCGGAGTGGCAATACACAAAATTCATTTGGGTAAAGTTAGAAAACCCCCGACTGATTTCAGTCAGGTATTTCTGTGATGAGCGATAACCACCCATCTTACGCGGCAAGCCGCGCTGCCAACGAACCCATTGCCCGTCAACATAAGCGTTACCTTCAAACTTGGTTCCGTCCCGTTTTATACCGGGGTCAGATTTCAAGATGATGGTTGTTTCAGCCATTAGAAGGTTCCACCATTAACATTACCAGCTTGGGCAACACCTAGTGCGCCCCAAGCAGCAGCCTGATCTACAGCAGTGAAAAGTGAAATACCTACAGAGGTTCCACCGAGGTTAATCAGTGCGGAACCGGCAGTGGTTGCCCCAGTACCGCCTTGGTTAACAGCGATAGGGTAAGACACACCGGCGGTATCAGCATCCAGAACATTAGTACCGTCTGAATACAAAATAGCTCGCTCGCCGCTTGAAATGGTAACCCCGGTCCCCGCAGGAGTTCGGACTGTGAACGTATATGAACCAGTTGTTTGGTTATCAACCCAATACTGCTGAACCGTAGCAGGAACGATAATGACTCGGTTTCCGGTCAAAACACCCGTAAAACGATAAGCGATACGGTTTAACTCTGTACCGGTCAACGTGTAATTTCCGGTTCCGGGTACGTTGATAACCGTGTAGTCAAACGCAAAGGTCGCAGATTGTCCGAAGCCGATAGTGTAAAAACCAATACCGTCGCTCGCAATAATTGCAGATTCGCCCGGTTGGAAGCTGAGGAACGAGTTACCGTCAATCAAACTGACGCCCGGAGCGTCAGCAGAAATTGCTCCGCTACCCGAGTTACGTAGATAGATAAACCAATTATTACCCACCGTCGTCGGGTCAGGTAATGTTATAGTTCCACCCGCGCCGGTCCAATTGAACATCTTGGCGCGGTCAGAAGCACCGCTGGTGTAGTTACTGTTGAACGAGGTGATGGGAACAGACTGGCTGAGGAGCGTACTGACCGCAACGATACCCGTGCCAGCTAAAGACGCAGCGTTGGCCTGAGAAACAGCTGCTCCATACTGTAGGGCACGCCATGTACCACCTACAGTGGTGTTGTTGCTGAGGTAAACCTGCCACAACGTCCCGGGAGCAATACTCACAACCTGAACACCACTAGCGTTATTCACAATGAATGTTTGTGCGCCGAGGTTGTTGAATAGGATAGTCTCACCCGTACCGGCTTTATTCGCATCAGGCAGCGTTATAATACGCCCCGCAGTACTCGGACTGGCGTCTATAATTTTGGTAGCCAGATTATCATCGGCAGAGGTTTCCTCTGGCCAGCTGAGAGTTATGTCTGTAGCAAGCGTGGTTGCGCTATAGCTGATTTCAGACGGGTAAATGTTAGCCCCGCCAAAGACGCTAGTATACGTCGTCATTATGCCTCACTCCTGTTGGCCGAGCGGTCAAGGATACGCTTCAAGTCTTCTCCGTTCAACGCTTGCGCTGCCCGGTCGTAAAGACCCTGCCAAGTCTGAATACGTTCGTCGTTCTTTAAGAACGGGGTAGCTTCCAGCAGCGTGGCGTAAAGGAGCGTATCCGGCGCATACTCAGTAAGCCAGTTGGTTTGAAATTCAGGACCCAAGAACCGTGGTTGTTCGTAATATAAGATTTCAAGCGTTTGGGCGGTTGCCGGAGTAGGCACCAGAAGCCAATGCTGATAATCATAATCTGCGTAGTAACCCGGTGTAGCGGTTTCAGCTTCATCAGGCCAATAGTTACGGCAGTACTCATAAGAACGAGCAAAGATCGGTTTGTTGTCAACAGACATGCTGACGGTGTCGCGCCAGCGGTCTGGCTTCATATATACCGGCACACCTGCTTGTAGCGGAGTTGTTACTGCGCGGATGAAACCTTCAATCTTCAGTTCACGAGCAATACGTCGCTCACCTAGGGTTACTAGGCGCGGTAACTGGTCGTAAACGATCTGGTCGCTCTGTTCTGTAAAACCACGTTCAAGATAGCGTCGGACGTCTTCCAACAAACTATCATAGGTCATGATGTAGCCGCTCATAAATACTCCCAAGGTATTTAGCAAGCTGCTACAGCATGCACCTGACCCGTTATAGCCTTGAATGGTGTGTCAAGGCAACTGAATAAAAATCGTTATTCAACGAAACATTTTTCTATGGTGTCAACCACCAAAATACTGCGCACCGGCAGCGGCGATAGCAGCGATTACACCAAGAATCCCGGCTATCTTAGCATTCCTACCCAACTTAAGTTTTGGTGCTTCATCCATAGGTAATATTTTACCTACGGCTTTCTTGAGGATTGCCTTCTCGGCTTCCTTCTTCAATGTGCTTTTCAAGTCCATATTCAATCTCCTCGACCTTCACTTTATGGTTAATGCGTCAACCCATGCTTGAACTGTCAAGCGATGTTTTGTACTACAATCCGTATACTTTGCAATAATGTCGGCTTCCCAAAGCGCCCGTTCAGGGTCGATCATTACCTGTGGTGGATTACTCAGAGTCGGACACTTTGACGCTAGGTTCGCCGGAGGCAGCGGCATTGGCGTCACGGACACTGCTTTCGAGCACCCCGCGCAAATCATCAGGAGCAGCGCAATCAACAGGAGCGGCAGGAACCGTCTTGTATATCTCACGAATTGTGTTGGTGCGTTCGGTTGCCACCACATTGGCTTGATCTCGTTCAGATTCATAGGTTTGCGAAACATTGTCTACTACCTCTTGTTTTTTGACCCGTAGCTTTTCAGCCTTCTCCAGCGCCTTTGCGTATGCAGCGTCGCATTGCCAATCACGGACTTTGTAACCGGAAGCCGCACCTATAATGAGAGCGCCCACCAATCCATATATCATTACAGGGTTGATTAAAGCCATGATGCATACTTCTTCGTCTTCAATTTACGGTCATCAAGGCCATGTGTACCCCCGTTGATCCGCTTAGTTAACGCCAGAATAGCGGCGTCATTAATACCTTGGTCGCAAATTGACCATAGCTTATTTCGGTCGAAAAACCAAAGCGCACTTTCAATTGCTAGTTCTCCAGCAACGAGGTCAGGGTTGTCCATGATATCAGGGCGGTCTATATACCGCGAAAGCGCCTCGTAGTTGTCATGCCCGGTGAGTTGGAGGAAGCCACGTCCACGGAATTTCCATCCGTCACCGCTGCTTTCAGGACCATTACCCATACGGTTACCATAGACGCGGTTGGCAATCTTCTGCGGTTGACGCTCGTAAGCCTTGGCCAGCGCATCGGTCGGAAAGTACTTCCCGAAGATACCACGCAAGCCCTTTGCGCCGTAGTTCAAGTTCTCGCTAGTGGCTTTCCAGTTACCGCTTTCATGAGCACACTGCGCAAAGAAATGTGCAGCACGGTTCTTGTTCAGCTTGTAGTGCGCTGCTGCAGCCTTGAGAGTGCCGGGGCCAAACGCCCCGTCAGCCGTTACGCCGATCTTCTCTTGTAGTTTTACGAGGCTCACTTGTCTTTATCCTTGTTCCAAAGTTCAAACAGCGTTTTGATCTTCTCCTCAACCACAGCGAGGCGCACATCCATCTTGGCGAGGATGATCGTAAGCGTAATAAACGCTAGAACGATAGGCCAAAGTTGACCTATCAGCTCTACGGTGGAGAGATCCCCCGCCATTACCGACCCGCCGAGCGCCAATCAGGGAAGTCATCTTCGTCAACCACGCCGTCGCCATTGGCGTCATAGCGCAAGTCGTTGCGGTACTTCTCCCATGGTGCCATGTCATCGTCGTCATCTTCTGGTTCGTCGATAAAGACGGTGCCCTGCGGGTCGTCGTAAACTTTAATTGTGCTTGGGTCTGGCCGGTAAAGGTCATCTGGTTCGTGCGCTGGTGGCAGTGGTGGCGGTTCTTCTGGCTCCTTGTCCCGCGCATTAGCGTTAAGGCTCAGACCACCCAGCAGACCGACAAGCGCACCGATGATTGTCTGAAATGCGGGGTTGATCATCTCAAGGATGGCAGTGCTGTCAACGACGTCGTTCGGCATGAACAGGCCGGAGACAAGCGCCACTACGACGACAAGGATAACTGCAGACAGCGTGACAATTGCCACACGAATAACAAACTCGACGGTGTCATTAACACCATCTTGCCTGCTTTCAAAACTATTCAGGAAGCTCATCTTCTTCGTCCTTCTTCTTTTGCATAGCGCCGCTACCCTGCCCAGCCATAAGTCCTGCTAATGCTCCTACGATAAACGTCGCGATTGGGTTAATTAGCTTGAAAAACTCAGCGTCGTTAGGGGACTGCCCCTCCATCGGCTGCGACACGAACACCAATGAATATAACACAGTTGCCACGATGAACGTAAGCGTCAGCGATAGCACAATACCTACAATGAATCGCAACAGTTCTTCTGGCGACCACTCACTAGTGGGTTTCATGTTCTTTCTCTTCACCTGTATCAATCAACCATTCGGTGCAGTAGCCCATAGCAACGCACCGAGGTTTCTTGCAGAGTTCATCTTCCCAGTTTGCTGGGTCTTGACAGTCGTAACGGTAGCGGTCTTGGCAACCTGTGAGGGCTACCAAGACCAATGCTAAAGCAACCACCCGCACGGCTTAGTCCTGTTCGACTACTTCTTGCGTAGCTGCAGGAATCTGCGCCTCGGCTTGTTTTTTGATTTTCACAACGAGAGGCCACGCGCCCGAAGACGTTGGTAGATTACCAAGCGTTTGTAGGACTGCGTTGATCTCATCGACGTGTAGCTTGATTGTGATATCCATTATTATTCGCTCCAAGGTAATGGTGGAGTGACGACAGGTGGATTGATTTGGTTGTCAATCTGCTGGGCCACATTCGCCTCATAGCTCAAAACTTGCTCTTCGCCAAGTGCGTCTTGAACCCAGCCAACGACCTGCGCTTGCGTGAGCGAAGCATAGGGTACGAAGGGTGCATCAGGATCGAGCGTGACGCCAACCGAGCCGTATACTGAGCCGTTGTAGGTGCCGTCTGTGCCATTAAGGGTCCAGTGCACGGTGAATACTACGTCGGTTTCGCCTTCATATTCTGGGTAGGCGTCCATCTGAACTACGGACCAAGTGTTCGTAATAGTCATGTCTTAGTTTCCTTCTAGTTGTGCCACGCGGGCGCGGAGCGATTGAATTTCCTTAACCAGCATTGGGACCAGTTTCGAGTAGTCAACGCCCATCATTTCGTCAGGGTTCGCTGGCTGATGCACTGCCTCTGGTGCGACTTCGACAAGTTCCTGAGCAATCATACCGTATCGTTGTTCGCTGTTGTCAGTATTCCACTTGAAGCTACGAACTTGGATTGCGTCTATAAGCGCAGAGGCTTCTGGCGCGTCTACGATGTCGTGTTTTGCTCTAGCATCCGATGTAGTGTTATAGTTCACCGCCGAAGTTTGAGCGACACGAGTAATGGAACCAGTAGTTGTTCCGCTTTGACTAAAGCGTATATACTGAGTGCCGGAGGAATCGGATGTCTCATCCAAATACATTCCGTTACTAGAGTTAGTAAATTGCACTACCATCTTGGCAAGGTTTATTGTCGCAGTCGTCCCCACCAGCAAGTTGCCGCTGCTGTCGATGCGGGCCTTCTCGCCACCGAGATTGAAAATCAGCGGGCCTTGTCCACCAGCCACCCATCCAACTTCGAGAGTTACACCACCAGCGGCGGTGTTGCTTGGTTTAATGGCAAAGTCGGTCTGCGTTGTGCGTTGGTTTATACCAGAAGATGTTGCGGTAGTGCTTCCGATTGTTAATTTCTCAATAGCCGTTGTTGTGTTCACCAGCAAGTTGCCGCTGCTGTCGATGCGCATACGTTCTGCGTAAGCCGAGCCGCTATACCCTTGGAACACAAAAGAAGCTGCACCGCCAGCCTCTTGAACACCACCAAAAAATAATTCTGATGACCCGCCTTGTGTAAATTGTATGCCGTTTGTCGCACCTGAAGAGTTGCCGCCAACAAGAAACATACGCGCCCCAGTGCCATTATAGCTGGTGGCGGAGTAGGCCGTTGTGGCCGTAGAGTTTGCATAAATTGCGGTGGCTGTAGCACCGGAGCGAACATCAAATCGGTATGCAGGGCTTGTCGTACCAATCCCGACGTTGCCGCTGCCGTTGATCCGCATGGCTTCTACACCACCAGTGCTGAACGCAATCTGGCCATTGTCGGTAAAGGCTGCAGTGTAGAAATCGATGCTGTTACTTACGAACTGGTTCGACGAACCGGACATTGATTGGATGCTGCGGATTAACGAGTTGGCAGTAGTGAAGCCTGTGCCGTTAGACACCCGTATGTTGCCGTTAACTTGCAAAGCCGAACTGGGCGAACTCGTACCAATCCCGACGTTGCCGCTGCTGTCGATGCGCATAGCTTCGACGCCGCCCTCTACAAATGCAAGGGTGTCGGCTCCGGGTGAGAAGATGCCCGTGTTCGTGTCACCTGTGAAGGTGTAGGAGGGCGTGCCAACTGCACCGAGACCATTGGCAATACTGGTGGCCGAAGCCGCGCCGAGGGTAGGCGTAACAAGAGTGGGGCTGTTTGACAGCACGACAGAGCCAGTGCCGGTTGATGTGGTAACACCGGTACCACCATTAGCGACAGCGAGTGTACCGCCGAGCGTCAGCGTACCAGACGTGGTGATCGGAGACCCGCTAAACGTCAAACCGGTAGTGCCGCCTGACGCCGCAACTGACGTTACCGTACCTAGCGTGTCAGTGCTGGCCAGCAGTTTAACCGTACCACCAGTATTCTTAAAATACAGCTTTTCGTCAGTCAGGTTTATAGCAAGCTCACCCGCAGCAAGGTTGCCAGCTGTAGGAGCAGCTGCCGCCGTGGTCGTGCGATAAAGCTGAATAGGGGTGTAACCAGATTGGGACATCGCGCTTACCTCAAATTCTCAAGTTTATAAAGGGTTTTCATGTGAAGGCTCGTAAGTTCGTCGATGATATTTTCAAGAGCTGGAATACCCTTACAAATTTCCGACCTGTTTTTATTAAGCCATATTATATCATCATTTATCATTTTGGCAACATCTTTTTCCTCACCGGAGACATCGCCTATGATTCCGAAGGTTCCCTGATAAGCCTCAACGAACTTATCAATCCCGTCGATAACCTCATCGTAATATTCACCCAGAGCTTGGTGCTGGGAATACGATTTAGTTTTCCAGTGTTGAATATGCGCTGCGTTACGAGCAGAGAACATCTTCTCAATTAGTTTCTCTATCATCAGAAGGTTCCTCCGTCAGCACCATAAGCTGTACCTGTACCGCCGTTAGCGATCGGCAAAATACCGGTTACGCCGGTGGTCAAGGGTAAACCCGTAGCGTTAGTCAGTGTGCCGGACGATGGAGTTCCGAGAGCCCCGTTGAAAAGCACAACAGCGCCAGCGGATCCTGTATTGATAGCGAGCGCCGTAGCTACCCCAGTACCCAGCCCGGTGATAGAACCGAGCGCAGGAGTCACTGTCGTGTTACCAGCTAGAGTCAATTGACCCTGCGCATTGACCGTGAAAGTACCGACTTGCGTCGCAGAGCCGTATGATCCAGCAGTAACAGCGGTATTCGTGATGCTGAACTGCGTGCCAGTCAGCGTTAGCCCGGTTCCTGCAGAGTAGATTTGCGTAGCTGAAATCTGAGCAAAAGTGATTGCGGTCGTGCCGAAGGTGATTACACCTACGGTATTACAGACGTAAGTCTCACCTGCACCCGTAGCGCCAGACGTAATGAAGAAAGCATCACCATTACCTAAGCCGTTAGGATTCTTCAAAGCATACGTATCGGCATCAGAAGCGCGGGTCAACACCCAAGCTACAGCGCCACTACCGACAGTCGTAACGACGTATACGCCGTTCTCAGCTTGGTTGGTCTGATTGTAAATTAGGATACGGTCGTTAACCGAGGCGACTGTGCCGTCCGGTGTGAAAGCAACTAAAGCACCTGCATTAGTCAACGTAGCGCCGACACCGGCAGTGCCGTTGTTGTAGGTGGCGTTCAAATTACCTGATGGTACTTCGTACTTGACGGGTGTGTGGTAAGTGATACCGGAAGACACCAAAGTGTCAACGTATTGCTTAGTTGCTAATTGAAGATTAGTTGTCGGGTCTTGCGTCACCGCTACCGAGGTCAGACCACCTAGCGTCAAACTAGAAGCACCTAGTGCGATTGCGGTAGTTCCGACAGTCACAGATGAGTTTGTCAGACTTGCGTTGGCAATGTTTGACAGGGTGTTGTTTGAGCCGCTAATCGTTTTATTGGTCAGCGTCTGAGCGCCAGTCAGCGTAGCAACAGTGGAATCAATCGCGATTGTGACCGCAGAAGAGCCGTTATACGATGTACCTGACAAACCAGTACCGATTGTCAAAGCGTTAGACGCGGTAGCCGTTACAGTGACTGAACCACCAAGGCTCACCGTAGACCCATTGATCGTGATAGAGCTGTTCGTCAGGCTCGCATTACCGATATTGCTCAGCGTATTCGTAGCGCCTGAGATTGACTTACCGGTCAAAGTGGTCGGTATGTCAGCATTAACTAGCAAGCGGAAAGTTGTCGGGGCAGAGCCACCGGCTGCTGGACCAGCGTATACGTAATTTGCAGGCTGGTCTGAAACGATCAAAGCTGAACCCCAGCTCGGAGCATTTGAACCGCCGGAAACTAGAACCTGACCTAGAGAACCTGAGGGGCCAACGTATAATCCGTCAGCACCTGACCAGATAACCGCTCCCGGTTGCATCACCAAGCTACGCGCCGTACCACCACTGCTCAAGCCGAGGATACCGTCGACTTCATTGTCATCAGACAAATCAACCGCTGGGTGGGTATGGTCTGCGCGGGAAATATTAGTTGAAGAACCGGCGGCACCAGTCTGGTTACCCGCCAACGGGGTAGAGTTGGAAAGGTTAGCATTCAACGTTACGTTGTTATTCAACGCACCGCCGCCGTTCAAACCTTCACCGGCGATAACCTGACGGTTGTTAGGAACATAACCACTGACCGTAACCGGGGTAGTGGTGGCTGCGGTTACGCGCCCTTTAGCGTCAACAGTGAATACTGGGACTTCCGTAGATGAACCGTATACGCCGCCGGTTACGCCGGAGTTAGCCAGTTGGGTAGAACCAACACCGCCGGGCGCAATGCTCAGCGTAACGTTGCTGGAAAGCGCACCGCCACCAGTCATACCTGTGCCGGCAATAACTTGACGGCTAGTGGGGACGCCAGCTACTTGCAGTAAGTCACCCGCCATAATCTGGTAGGTGTTACCCTGATACACGATCAACAGAAGGCTTTCCTCAGACGCCACAGGCGCATAAGGTAGCTGTGTGATCCGCGTAGGGATAAGATTACTAGGCACCTCGGACATCAGTTAAATCTCCAAATACCCTTCACCATCTTCTGTGATGATGAATTCATTACCCGCTTCTTGAATAAGCCCTGCCGGGTGCGTATTGATAGGGGTGTCAGGGCGATTAAAAGGTAGAACAATTTGATCAGGACCACGAGGAGCGAGGCGATACGGATCATATTGATCACGATCAGCCTCACAGACCATAAGCCCCGGATAGTTTGGATCAGGCTGTAACTCAGACAATAGCATTTTACGCGAGCAACGCCCGCAAATAGCGATGCCGTAAGTGGGTTGACCAGTTGGATCAAGAAAAACACTCATGCGGTATAAACACTTATACCGGGGTTAATCTGAATTGGTGAACCATCATTGTCACCATCCCAAGCTCGTTGGACGCTCATAGCGGCCTTCTGCTCGCGGACAGCCATAATCTGAGGATCAACTTGAGGAGTCTCAGCCGCAACACGAGCAGCGAGACCATCAATGATAGCCTCAAGCCACCGCTGCGGGACTTCTACTTCCTGCTGCAGATTTTCAGTGTCCATTATCTGGCGATGACGCCACAACACTAACTGAGCCTGTTCACTTGCAGCGAACGGAGCTGGCCATATATTTACGATAGGCTCAGGTAGGTCACGCTGGAAGTAATAACTGCTCGGACGACCGGGGAACACCTTATTACTCTGGTTTACGTAGCTGTCACGGCTGAGTTGGCCGAGCGGGATCTCTTGAGGTAGGTTACCTAAAGTGATCACAGAGTAAGAGAGAGGCTGCGTAGAGGTGATTCTGAAGTATGTGTAGGGCAAAGCACCCGAAATGTCAGTCCACGTTATCTCGCCAGCTGAGGCGGTAGCAGAAGAGCTACCTACAGTTGTCCAAGCAGCGCCGTCGTTACTGACTTGGAAAGTCACAGGGACAGCAGCCGCCGACCATTTGATACCAACAGTATCAACTACGGTCTGGGTCGTGAAGTAAACCCTATATGACGTGGAAGTGGTCACCGTCGCACCCGACACAACCTGTAGGACGCGGTAATTGAGGTTAAGCACCTCTACCGTCCCTACAGGTAGCGTGACGATCGGTTGGTTCTGGTACATGGGAAGTATCAGCTTCTCAATGCACCAACTTGGAGTTTTGATATTAGCAAGCTCAGACAAAAACACATACAGAGACTCAAGAGCATACTCTTGCATTTCTGCAGTGATTGACTGAGCAGGAAGACGACAACGCCGGAAAGCGTGATCTACCACTTTCAAAGCGTTGAATGTCGTCCCGCTGATTGAGCCGGAATAGGCCATGTTAACTCCATTTAGTGTTTACATGGCTGCTATAACAGCATGCCGCTCGCATTACCTTATAATTCAAATTTGCTCAAAGAGCAAGTCACTTTTTCTTTTGGTGCATTCCGCCATGCATATAGCCACCGTCAGCCTTTTTCATAGGCATTTTAGCACCAGCTTTACGAGCTTCGCTCATAGCGATGGCGACTGCTTGCTTACGGTTAGTAACCTTGGGACCGGTTTTGCTACCAGAATGCAGGTCACCGGCTTTATATTCGCCCATAACCTTACCGACCTTAGCCATAGCTTGACCACCCTTTTTCATCATGGTCTTGCCGGGCAGCTTAGGAGCAGTGTGGTTTTTGGTTTCGCCGGGGTTCTTGTTATCAACAATACCGAGCTTACTGTTGTCCTTGATCATACCACCAGCCATTTTCTTCATTGGCTTGAGTTCAGCTTTGTCATAACGCATCTCAGATTTGACACGCTTGATTTCCTGACCGGCATCTTTACGCTTGGCTTCAACTCGCTTAAGCTCTTCACGTTCGTTACGGATTACCTTCTTGGTGCCGGCAACGTCTCCACCGCGATAATAACCTTTAACAGTGGTCTTACCTGCAGAACCTGAATAACCGGCTTCACTAGGAAATACGAATTCTTTAACATACTTGAAAGATTTACTCATTTCACACCCCTTTGAGCTAGCATATCAATTTTACCTTCAAGCCGCTTGAATCCGTCATCAAAGTGTTCACGGATTTTATCAAGGTCGGCTCTAACCTCAGCGCGGGTTATATGGTCACGAGCGACTTCCTCACGAGTGCGGTTGAGCAAAATGCTAAGCCGCTGTAGTTCATCGAACTTACTCTTGAGAAAGAAGCCCATAACGGCTACAACCCCGCTTAATACCATGTTCCAGAGCATCATCTCCATAGTCTAAACTCACGCAGACGCGTAAGACTTAACCATCTCAAGGATGATAGTGTACCTGTCACCGGCGCTGGCGTCGTGAGTAGAGAATTGGATGTCACCATTCTTACCTGCA